GATGGCGGCATAGTCGTCGACGATGTCCTGCGGCGCATTCGGATCACGCGCAAGGTCGCCCATCACCTCCAGGAAGAAATGCCCGCTCTCGTGGATGAAGGTGGAAAGATCCGCCTTCGGGGTCAGCCCGATGGTGACGGCGGCACGGTCAGCAAAGTTGATCCAGCCGCGTCGGATAGAGTCGCTGGCATCGTCCTGGTTGAACTCCGTCAGTCCGTCTTCCGACGCTTCGGGTGATCCTTCCGATTGTGGATCGACACGCTGACGACGGTCCCGATTGCCTTCAGCTCGTCGATCGATGAGGCGCCGAAGAGGCCCCGGATCTCCCTTCGCCTGTCGGACGCCGGAGGCTTCGCGCTCGGCTTTGTTTCGGATGGCGACTTGGTCTGCTTCATTGGGGGTTGCTCCTGCGCCTCGGCTGACGCCGATGCCTCGATAGGTGAAGTCACGGGTTTGACCGTCAGGACCGGCCATCACGATGTCCAGGTCCACAGACTCCAGCTTGTCCTGGATCATCTGCGCCAGTTCCTGCGCCTCGGCCATCGTCGTGGCGCGGCCGTAGAACTCGTCGCCGGACGTGTGATAGAAGCGCGCGGTCGCGGTCTCGCTGGCCAGCATGACCTCGCCGATGGCGCGCAGCGCGGCATCACCGACCTCGTGACCCATGGCATTCAGTGCGGTCAGGCCGTCCATGTCGAAGGCCATCACGCCCTCCCAGCCCAGCGCCTCGTCCTCGTTGAACGCGCGGCGGTTGCGCAGGCCGGTCAGTTCGTCCGTGCGCAGCTCCTGCTCGAGCGCGGCGATGCGGGCCTTCAGCGCGGCCACCTCGTCCTGTTCGGGCAGGGCGTCCTGGTAGAACCGCGTCTGCGTGTCGCCAACGAGGAACCGGCGCGCAGCCTCGCGATCGGCCGGGTCGACGCCGGCCTCGTTCAGCAGATCGCCCGCCTCCAGCAGCATGGCGCGCTGGTCGGCCAGCACCTGGTCGCCGCCCACGCGAATGGCCGGCCCGCCGTCCACCTCCTGCGTGATCGCGTCCAGTAGCGCATTCAGGTCAGCGCCTTCCGGCAGGTAGCCGGCCTCGACGGCAAGCTCGCGCGCTCGATCCAGGGGCTTGCCCAGCTTGGTCACCAGCTTGGGCTTGCCGCGGCGGTTCACCCGGTCGGACTCGTTCAGGCGACGAAGCTCGCCGGCCATCGCCGGATCGTTGATGCCACCCTGATCGGCCAGCCACTCGACCAGCGACGGGCCCATGGCCCGGGTCTCGGTCGGAATGTCGCCCGTCACCAGCCGGCCCAGCAGCGAGTCGACGGCCGCGTCCGCACTCGGACGCTCGCGCAGGATCGCCATGCCGGCCGGGTCTTCGCGCTGGATGCGCAGGCCGTAGGGCTGATAGAGGTCCATCGCGCTGCGGCCTGACCGCTGCGCCTGGGTCTGCCAGAAGCGGCGATGCAGTTCCGCATTGGCCTCGGCCGCCTGACGGTTCATGCCCGTGCCCAGCAGCTGGCCCAGCACGTCCTCGTATACCTGCTGGCTGGTGTCCGCGGGTTCGGATTCCCGCGAAACGCTCTGCAGGAAGGCATCGAACTCAGCCTCCGCGCGGTCGTTGAACTGCTCGACATCGGCGCGGCTCATGCCAGACGGCGTCAGGCGCGCGAACTTGGACAGCGCCTTGCCGTGCTCCGGGGCAATGGCGGTGATCCACTGCTCCATCGGGATGGCCACGTCCGTGCCCGCCACCGCGGCGTCGGTCAGGGCGTCGGCGTCCATGAACTGCGCCGGATCCAGACCGGCGGACTGGAAATAGGTGGCCGCCTCGGCGCCGTCCAGATACACACGATCTGCGCCAGACGCCGCCAGTTTCTGCGCCAGTTCGCGGAACTTCTCGGGGTTGCGCTCGCGCAACGCAACGGCGCTGGCCGACAGCGTGATGCCATCCAGCAGCTCGCCCTCGCGCTCGGCTTGCGTCTTGGCGAACCGTGCGCCCGTGGCGGCGCGCGCGATCGCACCCACCCAGGCGCCCAGTTCGAAGTTCTCCGGCAGCCCTTCCGTCAGCGCCTGGTCCGGGTTGTAGGCCTGTTGGGCGATCAAGTTGTAGGTGAACTGCTCGGCAGCTTCCTGCGTGCCCTCGATGCCGGCGGCGATCAGCTTGTCCGTGATCCAGCGGCCCACGGCGTTGTTGATCCCCGGCGGCGCGCGCTGCAAGAGGCGGTTCAGACCGATACGCTCCAGCGCTGCAGCCACCGGCGCCGACGCCAGCACCGCGGCATCGCCGCCAGCCGTGCCCTCGGCGCCAGCCTCGCGCGCCATGTCGGCGCCCTGATTGGCGCCAAGGCCCAGGTTGAGCGTGGTGGATCCAGCGCCGCGGGTGGCCGCGAACGTGGCGATCTGGGCGCCCAGCGTGCCAAGGCCGCCCGCCACATCGGTGGCCGTGGACTGCTGCTGCGGGGTGAATCCGAAAGCATCCTGGATCCGCTGCCCGGACGTGCGCAGGCCGTCGTTACTCAGGCCGACGCCGCGCCCGCCTCGCTGGTTCAGCGGGTCGGCCATGAAGTCGCCGATGGTGTCGCCGAGCGCGCCGCGCGTCAGACGGTCAAGCGTGCGATGCGTGGAGCCGCGCAAGTCGGCCTGACCCTCCAGCGCGCGCCCGAAGGTGGCGCCGAAGCTCGAGCCGAAGCTGCCCGCCAGGTCGCCGACGAACTGACCCCAGCCCCACGGACCCCAGTCGTAGGGCCGGTCCTGCGTGGTCTTGGTCTTGGCCACCGACTCGGCAAGCTGGGAGACCTGCGGCAACTCGCCCTTGGACAGCGCCACGTTGGTCGGGTCGATCAGCCAGGCGCCCAGCGCCGGCTGCCGCGTCGCGGCCTCCTGTACGGCGTCGAGCTCGTCCAGCTGCTTGTATCGGGGCAGGTCCTGCACCACCGCGCCCGCGGGAATACCGCGGCGCGCACCAATGGTGACAGCCTCGCTCATGGTCTCCGGCGGCACCGGCGGCGCCGTCAGCGCTGCGCCACGCGACCGGCGGGCCGCGTCTTCCTGCTCCAGTTCGGCCCAGATGTCCTGGCTCATTGCATCCCCTTGCGCTGCCAGTACCGGATGATATCGGCGTCGCTCGGGGTACGGGAAGCGCCATAGCGCGCTTGGTAGGACTGCACAGCTTCGCGCCGCATTTCAGGGGCCAGGACGCCCGCGGCCAGGTCCACCGACGAGGCTGCCGGCGCGCCCGCATAGGGGCCCATGGTCAGCTTGGCATCCAGCACGCTCATGTCGGCCGCCACGCCCTGCACGACCGACTGCAGCAATGCGTCCGCCTGCTGCGGCGTAGGCTTCTGCCCACTCGACTGGATGTAGGCCTTCTCGGCGTTGCGGTAGCGCATGGCGAAGGCATCGCGCCGCTGCTCGCGCGTCTTCTTGTCCGCCTTCTGGTCCTGGTTCGGCGCCAGCCCAAGCTGGGACCAGCCCATCTCGATGCGCTGCGCCTCGGTCGCCCACTCGGCCTGCTTCTCCGGCTTGGCCACGTCAGCCTGCCTCGCGACCAGTTGGCGCAGCGTGTCCGTCGACAGCCGGTTGGCGATGTCGGCGTCATAGAAATTACGCTTGGCGAAGGTGTTGGGCGAGAGGATGGATTCGCGGAAATACGCCTCCGCCAGTACCGGGTCGTCCTGCACGAATGTGCGCTCGATAGCGTTCTTGCGGATGTTCTCCAGCGCGTCGATCTTGCCCTCGCGCTCGAAACGGCCGTAGGCCTCCGCGCCCAGGATTTGTCGCAATGGCTGGTTCGGGTTCTGCTGGATAGCGGTGTAGGCGCTCTCGGCCTGCTGCTTCTTCAGTTCGTTCTCGCGCGCGTCGCGGATCGACCAGTCCTCCCGGATCTTGCGCATGGCGCGCGCGCGGCGGTCGGGATCGGTGATGGTCTGCGCCCGGGTCAAGGCATCGGCCTCGGTCGCCGCCGCCGGCATGACGGCCGCCGGCCCGTTCCCGCGCCAGCGCGCCGCGCGCGCCTCCACCTCGCGGATGTACCGGGTCGTCTTCGGATTCTCGGCCGTGCGTCCGCGCTGGATCACCGCCTCCGCACCCCCCTCACCCGCGAAGTGCGCGGCCACGGCGAACTGGGCGCCGCCCTTGGCCATGCGTGCCTTGAACTCCTGCGCCGCGCGCCGCGCGCTCGCCCGGGCATCCTTGCGGTCGATGCCGCCGGCGCTGGTCTTGCGGTACTGGAACAGCCCCGTGGCCTGGTCGCCATCATCCAGCACCTCCGGGTTCACCGCATCGGCGCGGAAGCTCGACTCCTGCTCGGCCAGCGCATACAGGTACTCCTTCGGGATGCCTGCGGCCGCGGCCTCCTCGTCCAGGATCTTGGCGATCGCCGGCGGCGGCGCGCCGCGCGGCACTGCAGCCACGTCGGCCGGCGGAATGTCCACGCCGCCCTGCATCGCCCATGCCGCGTCGCGGTCGGCCTGCACGTCGTCCAGGATCGGCTGCACCAGCGCCTGCGTGCGGACGCGGTCGGCCGGCGTCATCTGCTCGCGGTACTTGTCCAGGTAGGCCGCGGCTTCCAGCGGCTTGCTGGACACCAGTCCGGCCACGGTCTGCGCGCGAATCGAACTTGCCATCTCGCGCGTGGCCGCGCGGCTGTACTCGCTGTCCGGGGCATACCCTTGACTGGCAAGCTGGCGCTGGCGCATCACGATGGCCTCGTTGGCCACCTGGTCCTGCCGCGCGAAGTCCTCGGCGGCGCCGGCCAGAACTGCATCCTGTGACACGCGATCGATCGCCGCGACTTCCTCGCGCTCGATGTACTGAGAATGCTCCCGATCCATGTGGTTGTTCAGGCGGTTGGACACGCCGTCCCGCCACTGTCCCGCGATGGCGTCGAAGCGCGCGCGCTGCGTCCCGGTCAGGCTCTCGCGGATCTTGCCGATCTGCTCGTCCATCTTCGGGGTCAGGTCGGCGCCGGCCTTCAGCGCCTCGCCGCCGCGGTACTTGTTCACTCCCTCAACGTTGGCCGGGCTGAAGGTGTTGACCTCCCAGTCCGACAGCTCGCGCCGGGCCTTCAGCAGCGCCGCGGTGTCGTTGCGCTCCTGCCACTTGGCGGTCAGGTCCTGCGCCCCTTGCGTCAGGGTCTGGATCGCCTGCTGCTGGCCGCTGATGTCCAGCCTCGCCTCGTTGCGAACGCTAGGGATGCCACCGGCCGTGACCTGCGGGATGTTCGGGCGAGGAATTAGCTGTACCAAGGTCAGCCCCCCATATTGGCGAAGGAGTTACCAGCCTGCATCAGGCCGCCGATGATCGTGGCGTTGTTCTTCGACTTCGTGGCGAACCGACTGGCCCGGTTCTGGTTTTCGGTATTTCGCGCGTCAGCGCTGAATCCCCAGGCCCGGCGTGCGGCGTCCAGTCGGATCTGCTGCTGCTCCATCTCGCCAAACAGCGCCGTTTCGCCCAGCAGCTCCTGCGGGGTGCCAAACTCGGAATCGATGCCCTGCGCCGCAATGGCCGCGCGCTGCTGTCCCTCGATAGCCCGGGTGCGCCAGGCGGAACGCTCGCTCTCCAGATCGCCCTGCGCGGCCGCATCTGCGGCCTGGTTGCGCGCAAGCTGCGCATTGTTGGCGTCGACCTTGTTCTGGTAGTCCTGCGCCTTGTTCTGGGAGTCTACCGCCAAGGCGGCGCCGCCTAGCGCGATGATGCCTTGAATTACGTATGGAGTAGCCGGCCCGCACATTGGTCAACTCCTGATATAGAAGGGTCGGAACAGTTCGCCGTTTCGGCCAACAGGGCGCGGATCCATGACCGTGAAGCCCATCCACTCCAGCCAGCGAATGGCCGCATTGTTGCGCACATCCACCCAGTTGAACAGCGCGCCGGGGAAGCGCTCCTGCACCGCCTGCAGCACATGCGGGGAATGACGCACGAACTCCCGGCGCACGTCCTTCCGGTCCATGGCCTTGGAGCCCAAGCACCAGACCGAACCGGTACCGGTGATCGCGCTGGTCAGGGTGACGCCGAACATGCAGACCGGCTCCCCATCCATGATCGCGGTCCAGACCTTCGTCGACTTGCGTAGGCCGTACCGCAGCGCCCAGCCCACGGACAGGCCGCAGGATGCCCGGACCTCGTCCGCGTCCGCCTCGCGCGGGTTGGCGGCGATGACGCGGGCATGCTCCTCGGTCGCCGGGACGATGTCGACCTTCACCCCAGTTTCCCGCTGGCGGCAGCCTTCGTGGTGATGCTCAGGATCTCCATGGGCAGCGGGTCGGTCTGCCGGAAGCCGATGCGCCCGTTGTCCACGCCCCAGCCGGCCGTGATCTTGCAATCGTACTGGCCCGACTTCAGGAAGGGCGGCTGCCCGTAGTTCTCGAACTGCCTACCCTCGACGGGGAATCCTTCATCGTCCGGAACGGCAGGGTTGTAGGCATACACGCCGCGAGACGCCAGCAGCAGCACGCGCGCATCGAAAGCGAGCTTGTTCTGATCCCGCAGCGAGGAATTGCCGGGGCTGTTCAACTCCAGCGTTTCCACCTGCGCCACGTAGCCCAGGCCGACATGCACCACGCCGCCCGGCGTGTCCAGCGTGATCTGCCCCTCTTCCACCAGGAAGGGGCCAGCCACCGCAGCGTCACGCAGCACGCTGACCATCTTGCCCTCTAGGTGCCACAGGCCCCCGATCGTGTCGCGCTGGAACGTCCAACTCGTCGTCGTACCGGTGCGGAACACCGTCGGTACCGTGCCAACGGAATACCCCTGCACCACCGTTCCGCTGGTGTACGCGTCGATGATGACCTGCACCGACTCACCCGTAGGCGCAGTCAGCAGGAGAGCATCGCCGATGTCCGTCACGGCCGTGAAGATCGATGCCGACGCGGTGATGGTCAGCAGATCGTCCTCCGTCCACCCGCCGCCCGTCGTCAGGCCGACCGTGGTCGCCGTCGTGTTGCGGCCGTCGTAGGTCACCGCTGCGTCCATGTAGACCATGTCTGACTCGGTCGCGAACCTGGTGGTCTCCTGCTGTTCGATGTACTGGACCGTCTCGCCGTCAATCACACGCTGACTCAGCGCGTACAACTCGCTTTCCTTCTTGCCCGGAAGGCTGCAGCTATCCATCCATTTCCCGTCGGTGTCGTGCCAGTGGAAGCCCACGACCTCCTGCTCAGGCAGGTACGTGCACCCAACCTGTACGCCGTCGTCGCGCGTGAAGATCAGCACGGACCACGGCGCCTTCCAGTGGGCCACGTTCTCGATCGTGTAGCCATAGAAAAGATGCTCGGCCCAGATGCTGATCTCGTTTCCGCGGAATCCATCTTTCTCGAACTGGTACCCCAAGTCACGGATCTTCTGCCCTTCCTCCTGAACGAAGATGGCGGACTCGCCGATGACCTTGGCGGGCACGTCACCCGTGCCGCTGTTGCCCTGGTTCTTGACGCCGATGGTCGACGGAGTGATGACATCGTCCGCGCTGCCGGTCATCTTGTTCTCGCTGGCGGTGGTCAGGATCAGCAGGTTGTCCAGCGGCACCAGGTCCTTGACCGTGTTGACCTGCCGGCTGTTTATCACGAACGACACTGAGTCGCTGTCGACGATGGGCGACGACCGGCCGAAGTTGGTGTAGTCGCCGATGCAGGAGCCCCATATCGCCTGACTGTCGGCGGGCGTGCTGGCAAAGAACAGGCGGTCACCGAAGAACTCTATCTCCCGTGGGTACCCATAGAAGTTTGACCACGCGCCCAAGGCGAAAACGTCCGTCCCGCCAACAGCGCCGGCCGCAAACTCATTGATCACGACATTGTTGACCCCAACAGGCGGCGCCTCGTTGAAGGTGATCGTGTCCGTGGAGGCTGAGACAAACCATCCCTGCGCCATAGCTATACCCTATTACCTTTCCGCCAATTTGCGGCTGCCGGAATAACCCTAAGATTAGTTGGCACATGAAGCCCCGACACATGCTTGCCCATAAGAGGAATCTCATGGTCTACCTCAAACGGGATGCCAGTACATTGGGACACTCGCACCGCGATCACGTAGAAAATTTTGCACGCCGCCCTGTCGCTCCATGGTGGCGTTCTCTTGCCTCGTGCCGCCTCCGACGCGCGTTTACAGGCCAGCGTCTTGCTACGGTTCTCTGCCTGCCACTTCTTTACCTTCTCTCTAGCGGCACTTGGATTCAGGGCGCGCTTCTTCCTCTCACAACGCCTGCAGTTTTCTCTAGCAGACTCCCGCCTCTGCTCCTCCGTCATCTTGGCCGGCAGGGGATTCAAGGCTCGGAACTCGGCGTGCTTTTGCCTCCTGCGGACCCTATTCTTTTCCAGCAAAGAATCCCTGTGTTTAGCGTACTTTACCTTTCGACGCTCACGAAGAACGTCTGCATTTTTCTCGGCATACCTGGCAGCCCGAACGCGTCGCATGGACTTCAGTTCTTCTTCTGTCCGATAGACCCTTGGCCTGGCCATCTCACGCTCCTACTGAGGAATCTGCCCGGGCGATGAGTCGCCGCCGGGCCGCACGTTACCACCACCACCGCCATCAACCCCGCCGCCACCCGGGTAATACGGGTTTGACTGCGTCGGCACACCATCGATCGTGACCGTGTAGTCGTTGGCGTTGTTGCTGACAGACCCCGTGATGGCAAACGTAGTGTCCACGCCGTCGCCGCTGAACGTCCAGGTGTTGCCCGGGGATGGCGCAGTGCCCACGATGCTGTCCGGCACGCGCTCGATGACCGTGGCCGTCGCCGTCTTCGCGTCCGTCACCGCGGTGATCTGCACGATGCCGAACGTGTTGTGTACGAACTCCCACTCCACGCCGACGGTGTAGTTGTTGACGCCGTCGTTCTTGATGTCCTGCGGGCCGTCATAGGCACGACCCGAGGAATGCGTGGGCCGCGACGAGCCGGTGATGTAGTAGGCCGGCGACACGACAACAGGCACCTCAGATGCGCGGAACACCTTCTGATCCGACCGGCGCAATGCGCCAAGCGGCACATTTTTCTCGGCCGATGCCCACGGCTTCACACCTCGCAGTTCCTTCTCCTCCAGGTAAATCAGGCCTCCCACCATAGCGGGATCGAAGGTGTCGACGTTGGTCGTCACCGTCACCACGCCCTGCGTGCCGGACACCGCCATGATGCGCGCCTCGTCCGTGTTGAACGAACGGAACGGGCCACGGCGAAAACCGAAGTTGCGAAGCTCGAAGCTGCTCGCCGTCAGCCGGCGCAGCTCCTTGATCGGGACCGCGCCGTGCACCAGGAACAGCACGTCTGCCGACTGCGTGTATCGAACGTCACGGAGCATGGCGGCCGAGTATGGGGTGGTCACCTCCACCACGCGCGACGCCGCACCGCCTCCCGTGTACGCCGCATAGCCGGTCGTGTTGACCCCGGCCAGTGTGAACGTGTCGGTCCCGGTGACCGTGATCTGAAACGTGCGGTCGTTGATGCGCGTCATGCCGCGCACGCCGGTGATCAGGACGTGGTCGCCGGTGATGTAGCCATGGGCCACAGCCGTCACCGTTGGCGTCGCGCCATTGGTGATGCCGGTGATCGTCTTCGTCGCGTTGGTCAGTAGCGCACCGTTGACCCAGAAACGAAAATACAGGTCACCGGCCTCGATTAGGTACTTGGCTTCGGTGGAGTAGACGAAGTCGATCAGGCGCGTATAGCGGTCGCCGTACTTGGCGCGACCGCGAAACCTGCGGCCTGGGCGGGACGCGGCGCCGCCGGTCGGCTTGGTGTAGACGTTGCGGCAAAGCTGCAGCGCGATCGAGTAAGCCACCGTGTCCACGCGCCCGCGAAGACCTGGCGCCAACTCGCCGCGGGACATGCTCGGCTGGGTGAACTCCATCGTCAGCTCCTGGCCAGCATGGAAGGCGTCTGCTCGTCTTGCTCCAGCCCTTGATTGCCATCGAAGGCCGACGCGCGCGCCAGCGCGAACTGATAGCCCTGCTCCAGCGTGGTCGATGCGTTGAGCCCGACATCACCGATCAGCGGCGCGGCCATCATCTGTGCCAGCTTGGCGGCCAGCGCCTCGACGAAGTGGGGGGGCAGGCGCTCGGTATCCGCCTCAGTAAGCCGGACCACGTAGATCAGGACCGCCTCGTCCAGGTTCGCGTCGATGCACGTCCCCTGCGTTCCCCATGCCGTGTTCCAGCCGTACAGCAGGCGCATGGATAGCGGCCACTCGTACCCGGCCCAAAAGGACAGCGACGGATTGGTCAGCAGGTCCTGGCGCTGCACCAGCTTCCATAGGCGCAGGCAGTCGTTTGGATAGGAGTAGCGGTAGCCCCAGCCCGGAGATGGCGCGTCGACATCCAACGCGGCGCTCTGAGACTTGGTCGCGAAGCCCCACGGTCGGTCACTCAGGACCAGGTCCAGCGCGTGCTGCCAGACGCGCACGGCGATGGTCGCCGCCTTGCTCTGGTCGGTGATCGCCGGGATCGTCTGCGACTGGGCGAGCTTGTACAGGCCCAGGTTGATGATGTCGGTCTGGGAGGCCACGGGTCACCCCGCGTCGGTGAAGATGCCGACGGCGACGCCCGAACTGTCGACGGTGTCCAGGGTGGCGACGTAGGTGCCCGGCCCCTCCAGGATCATCGAATTGTTGCCGCCAAAGCCCAGCGAGGCGACGGGAAGATTCGCCCCGCCCGTCTTGACGGCGACGGTCGCCTTGGCCTGCGAGGGGACACTTCCGGCGGCGACGTACAGGCCAACGGTGACGCGAGCGCCAGCCGCGACGGTAATGTCGGAACCGCTGGCCGGCGTAGTGGTGGTCGGTGCAAGGTTGGTGGCCGCAGCCATGGCGCGCTCCTAAAAAGGCCGCCCTGTCGGAAGGGAGCAGGGCGGCAACCGGGGATTACTTCGCTTTCGTTTCCTTGCCCGCATCGGCCTTGGCCGCGGCGTTGTCGCTGACCGGGATGCCGGCGCCTTCGGTCACGGTGTCCTCCGGCTTGCCGGGCTCGACCACGATGCCCGCCGGCTGGGGCTCGATGCCCTGCTCGCGCTTGCGCTCGGCAGCGGCCTCGGCCAGTTCGGAGGCTAGGCCAGGATTGGACGCAACCTTGGCCGCATCGGCCTCGGCGATGGGCTCCAGCCAGCGGCCCGGCTGGACGCCCGGCGGCAGGGTGATGACATCGCCGGCGCCGACGATGCCGAAGCCTGCGATGTAGTGGCGGGGCGCACCAGCGATGAGGACGAAGGGGCGACCCTCCAAGTCCTCGCGCTCGGTGCGGGTCTTGACTTTCGGTTGCTGCGGCAGACGTGCCATTGCGTTCTCCAGGTGAAGGGAAGGGCGGGCCGAAGCCCGCCCCACCTATTACTTCCAGGTCGGGTTGTTGGCCGTGAAGGCGCGCCAGTACTGCGGATCACGGGTCAGGAACGCCGAGAACGTACCGGCCGTCAGCGGGCCCGAGGCGATCGTGTACTGCACGCCCAGGTAGCGCTCGTATTCGCCCAGCGGAAGCGGCGCCGCGATCAGCACGCGGTTGGCGAACGCGAAGCTGGCGAAGGCCAGCACACCAGTGTCGATGTGCGTGGTCGCCGAGGTGGCCAGGTTGGCGGTGGAGTCCGACACGAGCTGGGCGCGGAACGTGGCGTCCGAACCGGTGTCGACGGGCAGGGTGCCGGTCTTCAGGACGAAGTAGATGGCGTCCGGGCCACCGATGTTGCGGACGATGGAATCGTCGCCCAGGTCGATGGTGTCCGAGATGCCCGTGGCAGTCAGCGCCACGTTGTCGGTGAAGACGTTCAGTTGATCGAGGATGGACATGTGCGGGTTCCTTGTGAGAGTTGAAGGAGAGGGCGCTACCGGTTAGGTAACGCGCGACTCGTTCAGGAGGATGGAATCCATGCGACGCACGGGCACGCTGTCGAAGGCGGTGACCATCTCGCCGGCCACTTCCTTCATGTTCAGCCAGACGTTCGCCTTGTTGGTGATCTGCAGGCGCAGGTACGACCGGATCTTGCGCGGCACGTAGAACACCGGGTTCAGGCCGTCGGTGTTGTTCAGGCCTTCCAGTGCCAGCGTCATCAGCTCGATCAGCTTGGCGCCCGTCGCTGCGTTGGTCGTCAGGCTCGACAGGTCGATATTGGCGATGCGGACCACGTTGCGGTAGTCGTACACGGCCAGGCCGGCGTCCAGCTCGAACCAGTCGCGCAGGGCCGGGTACTGGCCACCGCTGCCGTCGGAAACGAGCTCTTCGCCCATATCCTTGTGCACGATGCCGGCTTGGCTGCCCTTCGGGTAGATGCCCATCACCGACTTGTTGCCCCAGCCGATGAGGTAGATCGAAGTCAGGTCGGTGTCGTTGCCGCCGGCGTCGATGATCTGTTCCTTGACCAACGAGGTGCCAGCCAGCGAGGCGAAGCGCGGGGCGATGCCCAGGAACTCCTCGGGGGTGACGCTCGGGTCGCCGTACAGCATGGACTGGAAGAAGCGCTGACCCATCGACTCGATGTGGCCCTCGTTCTCGTTCATGCGGAACTGCGCCTTGTCGCCGGCCAGTTCGACCAGCTTGCTATCCACCTGGCCCAGGCCGGCGAACAGACCGGTCGATTCCAGGATGGTGCCGTACTGGCTCTTGGTCGGCGCCACGCCCTTGTTGATGCGGCGCAGGGCGGTGGCCGGCAGGTCCTGGCGTGCGGACATGCGGTGGCCGGCGGCGGTGTTGGCTTCCTCGAACGGAATGTCGTTCAGGGCCGGGTTCTTCTTGTGCAGCAGTTCAGCGATCGGCAGCGGCTTGCCGTCGGCGGTGAACTGGGTGGAAACGTCCAGCAGGGTGGGCTGGCCATTGGCGAGGACTGCCATGATGATTCTCCAGAAAGGTCAGGGAAGGTGTGCGTTACATGTTGGGGTACATGCGGCTGGCCAGCGGCTTGTCACCACCACCACCGCGCCCGCCGCCGACGCCGTCCATGCCGCCCTCGCGGAACTTGGAGCCGAAGAAGTCCAGCATCTTGAGCATCGCCGGATGGTTGCCCCATCCCTGCTGCTCCATTGCGTTGACCACTTCCGGATCCTGCACCAGCGAGGCGGCGAAGGCCGCATTGGCCACAGCCTGGTCGAACCTTTCGCCCAGTTGCGTGCGTGCTTCAGTGCCCCATTGCTCGATCTGCTGCGCGCGGGCTTCCCCGAGTAGGACGTTGCGGGCCTCGGCGTTCTCGGAATCCGCCTTCACGTACAGGTCGATCAGCTCTTGAGCCTTGCCCTGCGGAAGGTTGAGTTCCTTGAACTTCTCCACGGCCATCTCCAGCCGCTCGCCTTCCAGCGTATAGCCGTCCGGGAGGGTGAAGGCCTCGTACTGCTCCGGTGCGCCGTCCGATTCGGCAGGATCCTTGTCCTCGGTGGACTCGGTCTTGTCCTTGTCGGTTGCAGCCGCGTCGGTGCCACCCTTCTCCTGACCTTCGGTGCCTTCGGCCGCGGTGGGCTTCTGGTCCTGCGTCGTCGTGTCGGTGGCGGTTACAGCGTCGGCAGGGTTGGGATTGCTGCCTTCGGTGCTGTTCGTGTCCATCGTATACCTCGGTTTTCGTTCAGGTCAAACGGTTCAGTAATTGCCGTCTAGGTCTGCGATGGACTGCATGGCCTTCTCGTACTCGCGCCGCATCGGCAACTCCTTCTCCGGACAGGCCGCGCGAATGGCGTTGATCCACCACTTCGCCGCATCCTGCTTGCCGATCGCGTGGGACTGCGTCATGGCATTGGGCGAAAACGGACTGGTGTCGATGTCGATCTGCGCGATGAAGTGGCTGACCACCAACCGGTTGTCGACCACGTCCAGCATGGACTTGATCCGCTTGCGCATCTCGGCGTCGAAGGTCTGCGCCGCCTGCGAAACCAGCCGCGCCTTGCGGTCCTTCTCGCCTCGGTCAAGGTCGTATGCCATCAGGCCCCCATCACGGCGCCGATCTGGTCAGCCGCCGAGTTCTCAGCGGGGACCGTCTCGGCCAGGTTCTTGTAGGCAGCGGTGGCATCCAGCGCCGGCTTGGCCATGGCCGCCATCTGCTGCATCTGCGCCTGCTGCGCGCGCCCGGCGCGGATCTGCTGCACGGACTCGTCGCTGCGCACGATCTTCGGCGGGATGTTGAGCCGGGTGGCGTACTCGTCGGCGGCCTGGTCGGCATCCCACTTGTCCAGCACGGCCGGGTCTTGCGTGGCTTGGAACTGCGCTGCCACGAACTGGAACGCGCGCTCGATGCCTCCCACGGCCGATGCCTTCATGGCCTGCGCCAGGATGCTGGTGTACTCGATCTTGAGCGGCTTGTTGGTCAGCGCCTCGGGCAACGGCGGGAGCATCTGCCGGCGCTCCAGGATGCGGAACACGCGCAGGATGATCGGATCCAGACCCTCGTCGGTGATGCTCTCCACTGTCGGGCCCAGCACGGTGGCACGCTCGTCCCGGCGCTCGGCGATCTCGGTCGCGGTGCGCTCCCGGTCGTCCAGGCTGGCCAGCATCAGGAACAGGGGGTAGAACAGGGTCTCGCGGATGCGGCCCTCCAACTCCCGGATCTCGGTGGTGACCACCGTGTAAGCGTTGGCATTCGGCGTGTACAGCGCGCCGGCCGTCTGCCCGACCTGCGATGCCGGCAGGTACGTCTTCGACCGCGGCGCCAGGCTGGCTGGCTGGTTGCGCAGATGCTCCGGGATGCCCATGGGCGGCTCGGCCATCAGGTCGCCCAGCTTCAGCTTCTGGCCCTCGTTGTACTGCAGTTGCTTGATGTCGCCCAGCGCGTCGATGCAGGGGCTGGTGGAGTAAACGTCGTCGCCCACCGGACTGAACCGGAAGGCCACGAACGGCTGCTCGTAGTACCCGTTGACCTTCAGGCAGCCAATGCCCTTGGCGCTGCCGGCGGACATCCAGATCATCTCGCGCCACGGCCGGAACTTCGGCAATTGCAGGCCCAGCGGACCCATGCCCGGCTTCTCGTCCGGGTTGCGCTCGATCAGCGCGTGCAGGGTGAAATAGGTGTCCGGCTTGTTGTTGGTCAGCGCCTGCTTGACGTTGTCAGGCAGCACATCCTCGCCGTACTCCTGCTTGATCTGCCGCGCCGTCTTGCGGAACCACCGGTACAGCGTGTCGACCTCGCCGAACTCGTTCAGCCCAATGGCGAACGTGCCATAGGTCAGCGTGTGGAAGGTGACGATCTCGTCCGGATGCTCGGGCATCAGCATCGCGGCGATGCCGAACATCACATCCTCGGTGTAGGCCATGGGAATGGCCTTGTAGAAGTTCGACTTGGCCAGCGTGTCACGGAGCTGGTCGGTGACCTCGCCGGACCACACGCGCACGTCGTACTGGTCGCGCAGGCCAGGCTCCGAGGCGTCCACCTGGAACCACGGCCGCGACTTGCTGGTCATGTGCGAGGAGAAGCCGGCCGCCGCCACGCGCACGCAGGTCGTGGCCGTGCTGTTGATGATGTCCTTGCGGCTGCGCTTGCTCGGCGTCTGCGCCGTGGTCTGGCTGCTGTTCTCGGTGTCCCAGCGGCCACGCGCAGGGTCGACGTAGCGGGCCACCTGCTGGCAGTCGGTCTTCCACTGCTCCAGTTCCATCTGTAGCGCGTTCTTCCGCGACTCGGCGTACCGGCGCAGCTTGTAGGTCTCGGACTCCCCGTTCGTCTTGACCGGGATCCTGCCAGGCATTGCCTGCGCCATTTCCATGCTCAGACCCCTACCGTGGAGCCGTTGTTCGGGCGGAAGTTGCCGTTGATGTTCTGCCAGCCGAGGATCGTGCCCGGGTTGGCCGGCATGTTCTCGCGTTTGACCGCCGCGTGTTCCTTACGAATGCGGCCCGTCGGGTCACCGATAGCGGTCTTGGTCAGGCCAAACGGGTCGGCGTACTTGCTGGTCTTCGGGTTGAAGAGCAGGTTTCCTGGGTCGATGATCTGGCGCGAGCTGCACATTTTCAGGTCCCCAAGGCCATCTTCGTGGGCATGGTCGGCGGCTGTCCTGCGCCCATCGCCCCGGCCAGGATGGTCTGCTGCCGGCCGTAGGCGCCGCGGCGGCGGCGCAGCGACTCACGCTGGGCGCCGATCACCTCGTCGTCGATCGACGTTGGCATGGCCACGGGGGCGTTGGGGATGGGGGCGGGCGATTTTGGTTTGGAAGTACAGATGGCACACCTCCTATCCCATCGGATTGTAGACCTCGGCGTCCCGGCTGGGACCGCCATAACGGTCTAAGTGTGCAACAGCGGCCAGTGTTCCGTCTATATGCCTCGGCTTGGCCTGCACCGGGTAGGCAAACGAGATGGCCAAGCTGTCGGCCTTGTTCGGGCTTGGTAGGCCGCGGCGCTTCATTTCCTCCTTGGATTCAAGTTGCAGCTTGCCGTCCAGCCTCGGCTTGGTCTCGATCCCCAGCAGCTCGTCGCGCAGTTCCTGGTCTCCTCGATCGAACCGCCCTGCTTCAGCCAGTCCCGCATCAGGCGCCATATCGACGCGCGCATGTTCAGGTCGCCCGGATCCAGCCCAGCGTCGCCGAAGTTGACCAGACGCCAGTCGCGACCAAGCGAGCGGCCGATGGACGCGATGCCCGTGCCGTACCCGAAGTCGATGAACACGGCGTCCGCCAAGTGCTGGTCCTCCAGCCGGGCGATGATGTTGGCCACGGCCACGTCGTCGTCGTTCTTGGCCATGGTGTGCAGCACCTGGAACCGCAGGCCCTGCCGCATGCCGATCACCAGCGGGTCGTCCCCTGACCATGCCGGGTCACAGGTGATGATCTTGGGCGCCCATTCGTACTGCTCGGGCTTCAGGTGCCGGCCGAACGCGGCGTCGACATCCTTCTCGGAGATGAACTGCTTGGCGGATAGCACGGGGAACACTCCTCGGACGCGGACCTTGACGATGTCGGAGTCCTCGCCGTGGGTGTCCACCAGCTTCTGGATCTCGACCAGGTTGATGCCTTCCACGGTGCGGCTGTCGATCTGCTCGTGGTCCCAGTTAGCCTTTTCCTTGCGGAAACACTCACGGAAGCGGCCGGTGGCGCGCGTGGCGTTGCCGAAGGCGAACCAGAAAATCTCGGTGTCCTTGTCGGTCAGCGCGCCCTGCGCGACCTCCCACACCTTGTCGGCAATGGCGGACGCCTCGTCGAAGATCAGCACGAGCCGCTTGCCCTCGTTGTGCAGGCCGGCGAAGGCCTCGGTGTTCTGCTCCGACCAGGGCACCGCATCAATGCGCCAGGTCTTCTCATGCTTGGGCAGGTTGCTGTGAATCGAGGTGGCCGCGCAGGTCGTCCAGTGTCGCGTCAGCGCCATGCCGTGCCACTTGGACAGTTCGGCCCACGTCTTCGTGCGCAACTGCGTCTCGGTGTTCGCCGTGACCACGCCGCGCGTGTCGACGGCCGTGTCCATCGCCCACATGATGATCATGGCGAAGAACGCGGACTTGCCGATGCCGTGGCCGGAGGCGACCGAATGGCGCAGCACCTCGCCCTTGCTGACTGCCCCAGAGCGCAGGGCGTCGCGCATCTTGATCATGCGCCGACGCTGCCAAGCGCGCGGCCCCTTGTGCTTCTCCAGCGGCGTGCCCCTCACGCCCCACGGGAAGTTGTACAGCGCATAGCCCAGCGGGTCGTCGTGGAAGGCCCCGATGTCCGAGCGCAGCCTCGCCTCGTAGTCAGCCTTGCGGTTCGTCTGCACTGCCGGCCGCCTTCGCCCTATCCCTGGCGGCGTTCAGGTCGTCCGCCAGCGTGCCGATCACGTCATGGTCAACACGCTGGTAGTTGCCCCACCGCCTCGGATTCATCACGGCCGCCAGCTTCAGCCGGGTCTCGATGCGCAGCTTGGACCGCTGGACGTGCTCGCGGTTGAGGACCTTGTTGCCGTCAGCGTCCGTCGTCCAATCCTCGGACGCATTGTCCGCAATGGCCCGGCCCTCCTGGATAAGCGCGGCCTCGCCAATCTCTCTCGCGCGTGCGAGCGCTGCGGAAATCTTGTCGTCCTTCTCCTCCCATTCGTGAACGGTTCGCGGCGCCGGCATAACATCCGGTCGCGTATGGAGGTCGTTCAGCGGGTCGGCGCGCGTGGCCAGCACAGCATCGCCCCTGCATATCTCGGTCAGGAAACTGCCCTTGGCCAGCTCCTGGCAGATGTAGTCGATGGTCTCCTGACTGAAGATGCTCGGCCTTCCTGCTCCCCGGACGGGCTTGCGGGTTGCCCTATGCTCTTGAACGGCGGCATCGAACATGCGCCGGGTCATCGGCGTGTCCGGGTTGTAGTCGGTGTAGGCCGTCCACAGGCTCAGGATGGGCTTTTGCCCGTTGTCGTTCCCGAGCAGCCAGTCGCTCAGTTCGTCGTCCGGCTGGGCGATCTTGTCCGCCATCACCCCACCACCCTCTCCCACAGCGGGGAAATGATCATGGCGCCCCACACGAGGATGACCAAGCCGAAGCCGAGGCGGTTCATCCACTTCAGGGTCTTGGCCACCCCAGCGCTCGGGGTGTGCATGTTCTGGTCCATGTCGCTCACTGCACACCCCCATCGCCATCCAGCCGGACGAACTCGGCCTCGATCGCGTTGCCCTGGCCATCATGGGCCGAAGGCGTGATGGTTCCGGTCTGCTCGTCCCGGGTCAGCTTCATGGTCACCAGTCCGGCCACCGGAAGGCGAACCTCCCAGGTGCCCCAGTTCGTCACCAGCCGGCGGGGGCGGTGGCCGAAGTCGGCGGTTGCTTCGATCTGCTCAGTCATGACCCCTCCTCCAGAACGGGTTCGACTCGGTGGAGATGGGCGGAACGGAGCCGTCCGGCGCCACGATGGAGTCGCGCAAGGCTACAGTCGGGTCCACAATCTGCCCGAGCGCCCGCCACGGCCCGCCGATCTTGCGGACGTGCGTGAGCGACGGGCCTATGCTTCGATTCGCCGCCGCCAGCTTCCGCTCGCGGTCAGCCTCAACCCATGCTTGGTCGGCTTGGCGTTCGGTCATCATTTCAGATCTCCCAACGGAACGCCGCGCTCGACGGCAGCAGCCCAGACCGCCAGCGTCGGCGGCGACACGATGGTGTAGGCGAAGGACTTCAGGGGCATCTTGTGCATCGGCTCGGCGTCGTCGGTGGCCACCCAAGTGACCGCGGCGTCCGTCGGGTTGGCTTCAGCGTGCGCCAAGCCCTCCTCCCGTGTGCGCGCCAGCACCACCAGCGGCATACGGCGATCGAACCGGATGCGCCGGCCCTTCACGGCAGCGACACCACGAGGAAGATGCCGGCGACGATGGCCGTGCCCAGGCTCGATAGCTGGAGCTGGCGACCCCAGTTGTGCGCGAAGGCCGCGGCCTCCCGCAGGGTCTGCACGTCGGTCTGGCTCTGAGCCCGCGGGACCATCTCGTCCGCCGATAGGCCGTTCGTGGTGAACAACTGGGAGCCATAGGCGCAGCCTATCGACAGCAGCGAGGCGAGAACGCCGAACGCAGCCCACCCGCTCAGGCCGATCAGTGCGGAGGCGAGGTTGCCGAACAGCAGGCCGGCCAGCGCAAGGATGCTGAAGCCGATCGTGGCGCGGAATGAATCGGATGCCGTCATGGTGTCTTCTCTCCCGAGAGTGCGCGGATGCGCGCCAGTTGCTTGTTGCACGCCTGGATCGATTCCAGCCGAATCAGCGCCAGCCGCTTGGCCTCGTTGTACGACTGCTCGCGCGGCTCGTACTCGGGGCACTCGGCTGTCAGATCGTCCGGAACTGAGACGTACTTCTCAACCACGACTGTGACAGTTTTGGGCACTTCGGGCAATACCGGAGGCTTACTCTGGCACGCCACCAGTCCGAGCGTAGCGGTGATTACAGCCACGCGGATCATCGCAGCGGCACTCCGCAGATCCTGGCCCTTCCTTCCGTGCATGTCGTCTTCTCCCGTTCTAGTTCGCGTTCCAGCGACGCTACACGGTCGGCCGTTTTCTTGGCGTCACGACGCGCGGCGGCGGCGGCATCCGATCCTCGCCTGGCCTGCTCCATGGCCGCCAGCACGTTGGCCTCGGCCTGCGCGTTGACAGTGCGGATGGCGTCGCCGGCGCCCTGCAGGGAGGCCGCAGCGGCCTTCAGCGCGGTGTTGCGCTCGGCGATGCCGTCTTCCAGCTTACTGATGCGCTCGCGGTCCCGTGAGCCCTGCCACTGGCAGCCGCCGAACACCAGCGTGGACGCCAGCAGCAGCGCCGCGCCGGCCTTGATCAGCCACAGATACGGACGCAATGGGTCGAAGTTGATCATTCCTTACCCTCCACAGTGACCTGTTCGCCCGGCGAGACCGTCACCGAGGGAGGCGTAATGTTTGCCTGAGAGACCGTTCTTGCCGTCTCGGCCATCTTGTCCAGAGTCTCGGCCTGCTTCTTGTTCCCCAAGCTGCTGCCGAAATAGAAGCCGACCACGATACCTACCTGGGTCGACAGTATGCCCAGCAGGACATTCATGGCCGTTTCGTTCTCGGGCGGAACCCTGACATAGACCAGCGCCCAAGCCAGGAATGCCAGCACCGTAACCAGCAACACCCCAATGACGGCGCCGGCGATGTTCAGAGATTCCTGTCTTGCGCTCATCTCAGCCCCTTGGTTGCCCGCAACTCTTTCTGCCCTTCCTCCAGGTTCTCGGTCCTGACCTCGACCCGGCTCACCCGGTCAGCCAGCGCCGGAACCCCGGCCATCTGAAGTTGGAACGTGGCCAGCATCTTGTTCGTGCTTTCCTGCGATACCCGCATCTCCACGATACTGTCCCGCATGGACATAATCATGCCGCCCAATCCGATCAGGGCCGAGATGATCAGGGCTTCCAAGATGTTCAGCTTCCGCCGCTCCCCCTCGCGCATGCTCATGCGGCCACCCACCGGTGCGCCGGGCTCATGCCGCGGATCAGCTTGGCCTGCACCTTGGCACTGCACTCGGCCTTGGTGATGATGCCATCCTTGTTCACGTCCAGTCCGGCGTTCTGCTGGTAGTTCGCCAGCGGCTTCTGCCCCCTGACGAACAGGGCGTAGCTCTCAGGCTTGCCGACGCCCTTGGGCCACAGGATGGCCATGTACAGGTCGGAGAGGGTCTTCAGGCGCCCTTTGTAGGGCAGGAAGTACTTGTAGACGTAGTTGAGCTGGTCTTCCGGCGTCATGGCCGCCAGCTTCGAGGTGGTCGTACCCAGCGCGCGCGCCGTGGATGGCATGAATTGCACCAAACCTGTCGCTCCGCTGCCGGCGGCATTCTTCACGTCAGCCCGGAATGTCTCCGCAGACTCCCAGGCCATACAGGCCATCAGGTGGTCGGGGTCCAGCCCCAACTCGTCGCCGATCCAGAACACGCGGTCCCGGAACGTTTGAGAGACCTTGCGGCCCCATGCCAGGGTGTCGTTGGCCATGACCGGCTCCGGTGGGATCGCTCGGAACTGTAGCATGGAAGCGCACCGTATCGCCGGTGCCACGCGGGGCGGATGAGGGGAATGTCACCGGCCCTGCGGGTGGGGAGACCCGCAATCCTACTCTACTCTTCCTCGCCGCCCATGGCGACCTCCTAACTCAGGAACATGATCTTGAATGCGTAGGCTGCTGGCATGACCCCGAAAATCGCTGCTGCTATCCACCACCGGCGACGCTCATCGGCCGTAGCTTCGGGAAAGAACCCCATCCACACGAAGATTAGGCAGAAAGCCCCCATGAGGCCGGCGGCAAGATTAGCCATCACATTGACCTCCTCGGTCAGCAGTGCCCAGGATCGGGCGTGTAAAGGGCTTCCGGCAATCCCAACAGGCGACGCCGGCAGTACGCGCGGCACAGGGCCAGAAGTTCTCGGGTCTCCGGGCTCAATCGAGAATCCAGAAAATCAAGCTCAGGATCGGCACCGCCAAGACGACTCCGGCCAGAATCTTCACCACCGGCTCCCCCAGCGGGATCACTACGGGGCGGGTCTGTTGTTTCCTTGTCACTGTTCACTCCAAACCCCCTGTATGGTTTGCGGATCCGCCCTGTTGTTCTAACGCACGGAGCCGGCGCCTCAAAGCGGACACGCGAGCCTGCAAATAACTCACTTCGTCCGACGAACGGCGGTTTCCCTTGCTGCGGATCGCCAGATAGTCGCGTGCCAGCTTCAACTGCTCCGATGCCTCCGGCTCGCTCAGGCCATCCGCCCACTTCGCCAGCGTACCCCTGCGGGCCTTCGTTGCGCCGCTCACTTGATTCCCATGGCCGCCAGGGCCTCGTCTACGCTGGTGACGCGGTGAATCCAGCCCTTCCACTCGGCATGGAACTTGACCTGTGCCGGCGTCAGCTTGTCGCCGCGCCCTTGCTTGTTCTTGACCTCCATCAGTACGGCCATACGGCAGTCAGGGAAGGTCGGCGGATGCACCAGCAGGTCAGGCACTCCCTTACCCACGGCGGAAAGGTCGATGACGCCGCAGCCGGCGGCACGGAGCGCTGCCACGATGTCCTTTTGGTTTGAATCGGTCTTTGCTTTGCGCCTCATGCCTTGTGCCCCTTCACCGTGATGAACCCGTACTGCGTCCAGAAGCGTTGCGTGCGCACCATGGCTCGCATGACGTACCCGTACCACTCGGCCGAGCATCGCTCGATCCCGTGCGTGGTCCCGTTGCTATCGATCGCCCTATGGCATGGCCCGCAGCCAAAACCGGCCGTCAGGTCATCGGGCTTCTGTGCGCCGCCAACGTCCCCAGGGAGTCGGAAATGGCACAGGACATTACCGGCTGTCTTCGCCGTGGTCGAATCGCCGCACACGCCTGCGATCTGTAGCGTGCAATACGCCTCGTGGTGGCCGGCGCTATCGCGGAGAGCCTTGGAGACGATCATGCGCACTCCATCACGGCGCCGATGAACTCGGCCGCTTCTTGCGGGACGATCGCGTTTCCGTAGGCGCGCAGTCGTCCCACGCGGCCGGGTATCCCTGTGCTTAGGGGCTGGAAAACCAGCTTCCGCCACGCTCGTACATCAAAACCCAGCCCGATGCGGTCTTTCGCTTCTTGGCCAAGGGATGCCCATACCGCTTGAGCCTGCTCAGGTGCGTACCGCACAGACCCTGCCGAACAGATGGATTCGCACAGTGCGCGCAAGGCTTCGGCGTCAATCCGTCGGCCATCATGCGCGGCGAGTGACAAAGACGATGGCAAGAGGGACACAATGTCATCAAGTTCGACGGCGAATTGTTGGAAGGGTTCTCGTCCCGGTGATGGACGTGCAGCTTTCCCGTCTTTCCGCAGTTCTGGCATGCCGGCTTCACTTGGCGATGCGCCTTCATCCGCGTGTGACTCTTGCTGGTGCAGGTTTCCTTGACCATCGCAAGCGCCATGCACTGCCGATTGCAGTAGATCCTGCGTAGGAATACCCCGCGATCTTCCATCCTCCCGTTGATCGTCTTTCGCGTCAGTTGAACCCCGCAGTGATGGCAAAACTTCGGCGGCGTCGGAATCATCGGTCGAGGCATGTGGGCTTACCTTTTCTTCGGTTTCGCGCTTGGCGCGCAGGTATCCCACTGTACCGGATAACCCATCAACCAGCGCGACATGTGTGGCGATAACTGGCCTCCACTTTCCATCCCGGCAGAGCAGCCAGTCAGCAGCTCGCCAGAAGCCGTGTAGCGGGCCGGGCCCGGCAGCCACGCCTGAACCTGCATGTTCAAGTCCGAAAGGCACACTCCCATCGATTGCGAACCCTTCGCCATGCTGCGGCGCTTCCGCTCCAGGAACGCTTCTGGCGATCCGTTCGCATGATTCGTCAGCGGCGTACCCCAGCCGGAAAGCGCCACCGTTCGCCGGCTGCTGTCGTTGTTCCCCGCTGCGTTGTTGCCGTTCTGCGCTGGCGTCCCTGCCATCGGAGTCGGCCATCCGGCGAACTTCGCCACTCCAGGCAGCGTTACCTGGGTCTTCGTTCCGTCCGGCCGCCGGCCCGTTGCAGATGCCTCGCCCATCTGGTGACCGCCATCCCCGTTCGCCTTGGTCGGAGAGGGCCATCCCGCCAGGTGAACCGCAATGTCCGCTACGCTGATTTGCGGGTCTGTTGGCCTGCGACCGGAAGTGATTGGCGGTCGCGGCTTCGCATCGACTACCGTGTGATTCGGTGTTGGCCACCCAGTAGTTTCGATCTCGGATGTGCGGCGCACCGACGCCCGCAGCCGGGAACGGGACACACCCGAAGGCGTAGCCCACGCTTTCCAGGTCAGCGTGTACAAGGTCGACCCAAGGCTCTGCGTCCTTGCTTGCAACCTGCTCTCCAAGCAGGACTGCAGGTCGGCACTCGCGGATGAGATGGAACCAGGCCGGCCAGAGATGCCGCTGATCGTCAAACCCAGTTCCTTTACCTGCCGCGCTGAAAGGCTGGCAAGGGCATGAGCCAGTCCAGACGGGCTTATCATCTGGCCATCCGGCAAGGCGTAGAGCATGAGACCATCCGCCCAATCCCGCGAAGAAATGACACTGCGTAAAACCTCGCAGGTCTCCGGGCTTAACGTCCTCAATGCTTCGCTCATCCACTTCTCCGGGCGCAATCAGGTTTTCGGAAATCAGGTTACGAAGCCACTGGGCCACGTAAGGCTCAATCTCGTTGTAGTAAGCGGTCACACTGCCCCCTGCCTCTCAATGAACACACCACGCTTGGCACACTCCGATTCCACGAACACCAAGAAATCGTTAAACGGCTGTCCCTTCAAAACCTCGCGCTCGCCTGCCTCGTTCTTCGTGGTCGTCCGCACCGGCCGCTCGCCCTCTGTCCCGTCAATCCGAATGTAGGGCACAGCGCCAAAGTATCGGCAGCAGAAATACTCGTGCCACTCGCCCTCTTCATGTCCTGCCACCTCGACCAGCGGCCTATAGACGAACGCCCACAGGTAGGCATTGGATTCAAGCCGGCGCGCTGGCTTCCACGGCTTCTGAGTGACCTCCAACGGAAGCTTCAGCCCCCTAAGGAACTCACACCACCGCTCCAGGTCCGCAGGTGTCGAAAGCTTAGCCACCCTTCACCCTCCCATCCTTATCCAGCAGGCCCCAGCGCTTGTAATCGGCGAAAAGATCCACGACCTGAGCAGCGTCCACGGAGAACGTCTTGCCGTCCTTGGATACCACTAGCGGGGTGCGCTGGTAGGTGGGGGAATCGCGCTTGGGTTCTGGCTTCTTTCTCATCGATTA